TAATCGTTGTAGTTGTCTATCCTCGGGTCTTGTATCCAATCATTTATCATTATTAAGTTTTCTTTACGTGCTAAATCACGATCTACTTTATCCTGGTATTCTTCCAGCTTCTTTTTATCATCAAGCATTTTCTGGTAACACTTAGCGTCACGGCAAGGCACTTCTCTACTGTTATCGTAATCGTAGTGATAATGCAAATATATAACGTTACTCATTTTCGCACTCGTGTAATAGTTCTTTAGCGATCATCTTATGACAGCCTTTACACCAAATATATGTAGCCATTATTTAAGATATAACTTAATCGCTATAGCTAGTGAGGCTATGCTGACAAACGCACCAGCAAACATACCTATTATTAGTTCTTGCATTATTTAATCCTTTGCATACACCATTTGCAGTAACTAGCGTTATAGCACCAGCCACCACAGCTAACACATCTATTTATCAAATTTAACATAGTTTTTCACCACTTCCCACAAGTTAGCCAAACCAAACACAGCTAGTATTACACCTGCAAACAGTAATGCGTCTATGTATCTTTGTTCCATTTGTTGCCCCTGTCTTGACTTAGTGTTTTTTTTCTACTATCTTTCTTGCTTCTTCCATATCGTCTTGATTGTGGAAGTTTGATGATTTGTTGAGTAAGTCTTGTGAAATGGAAAGTCGTAAGACTTGCTCTAAACGGTATACGTCTTGTGGTTTCATTTGCCCCCCTTTCTTGTGTCTTATTGTCGCATATACAACGCTAATAACACCAGAAACACACCTACGAATACAATAATTGTTTCCATTATTTAACCCCCATAATCTTTGAGCATTGTGGGAATGCTCTACTAAATCCTTGTTTTGCTACAAGCATCTGTGCGCGTTTATATTGTTCACGCACAGACGCTCTAGCAGGGTCGCCAGACCCCCCTACCCATTTCCACGATCTGTTATCGAATTGAAACAAGCCCCTATACTTGCCTGTCCGATTAACAGCTTGTGGATTTAATGACGACTCACAAACGGCTATTTTCCGGTAATCGCTTGGTAGTAGCTCAACGTCATTAAAATATGGGTTCATTAAAAGTATCTCTAAAATTGGTCTGTCTTCCAATCTGCAGCTGACGTTTCAGCCTGTTCGTGGCTTGACGGAAGTCTAGAAGCGTTTAACCAAGCACTTAAGTTATCTGCCAATTGTTGTTGATTATCTAATTGGTTTTTAACAATTGTGTATGGTGCGAATTCTAGCTTAGAAAACTCCTGTTCCTTACTTAGGAATTGCAGATATTTCAGTAGTTTCTCTTTATCCCAGTCAGTATAGATACGTTTACATAAAGAATGCAAGAAGTTTACTTGCTTTTCTGTAGCAACTCTATAAGACCCAAAATAACCCATTTCTAAGCCTTGTCCTTGTCCTGATATAGGCGCAGGGGTTTCGGGGCTAATTTTGCCCTCTACGGGCTTTTTAGGGCTATCTGGTGGGGTCTGCCAAGGGTCGTTTTCTGGGTTCACGTTACGTTGTACTTCCTCTCTTGAAGCAATACCTTTTGTAACAGCAATTCCAAGAGCTGCAATAGCACGACCCCAAGCACTTGTTTCTAAGGTCATCATTTCAGCCCCTTTTGCAAAGCCTCTAGCCGGTACACGTTCCCAAGCCCAACCACTTGCATAAGCCATTTTGTCACGTTCAGGGTAGGCAAACGCTTCACCATAAATAAAGGTTTCGCCGTTAAATTCCAGTACACCCTTGTATTGAAAATGCAAAGTGCCCTCTGGGAATTTGTCGTAAAACATTTGTATACGATCTTTAACTTCTATGTAGTTCTTTAGATAATCCATTTAGTTAACTCCTATAAATATGCCGTAAAATTCTTGCAGTTGTTGCATTTTGTTTTCACAATCGCCAGCACATACTAAAGGTTCAAATATGCACCTAGTTCTGTGGTAATGATCCATAGCGTGATATGCGTGTTGTAGCAATATCGAGATTGGATAAAACTGTTTATCCACAATGCCCCTTTCGTTAAAGAAAGGTTAAGGCTTACCTATGTCAAAACACGGCATTGAATTATAACAATTTGATAACGGCGTTATCGCCAAAGTTCGCCTTCGGCTATAAATGAGCCGTCTTTATTAAAGGTCACTAGCTCTGGTTTAACTTGTCCGTTTTGCTCGTAAAGTATGCCAAAGCCTGCCTGCCAGTTTGCATAACCTTTTGTGTACTTCATACCAGGACTAGACAAATCACAAAGATGACCAACTTCCATTCCAAACACTTTAGATAATTTTGCTGAATAGCCAAAACTTTGATGCATTAAACCGGCTCGATGCGTATGTCCACATACAACACTTTTACCAGTTCTTAAAGCAAGTCCAAGAGCTGTTGCTCCTGCTTGGCTGTAGAGTCTGCCTTCGTCGCCGTGACCAAGTAAAACTCCTTTAGCAACTTCTGTTAATGATCTGTTGTATTTTACGTTTATGTCTTTATCGTTATAACCTAAAAGGTTTTCAATTTTGATTGAGTCAATGCAAGAAAAGCCGGGGGCAAATTTTGCTATGTAACGTTCAATTCTTGCTGTGTGGTTGCTACGAGAAATTTGAAAAGGCTTACTGCGTCCAATAGCACTACGGAATTCTTTGAGCAAGCCTTTCAAACCTATTATATTCTTTTGTAACGAACCTTCAAACTCTAGGGCTGTACCTCTTGCATAAGTTGATATTGTCTGTGCATCAAGCTCATCGCCCACACACAAAAGAGAATCTGGTTTAACGTAATCTATGTAATCTAAAAGACTTTCAACGTAAGACTTCTTAATAAAAGGATATTGCAAATCTGAGATAATTACGTAACGCTTAATACGTTACCTCTTTCGTTTAGGCTTACCTAACTGTGTGTTAATACTATCTATAGTACTACGAATTTTAACAACATCTAACTGTAGGCGTGTCACTTTATCTGCTAAAGAACTTCCACCATTAGGAAACAATTGAGATTTCATTTTAGTTATTTCTGCTGTTGCTTTAATGGTTAAAACAAGAATGGTAACAAGTAAACCAATAATGCCAATAAGTTCATTTATCATCTACTGACCCTCGTACCAATCTGGTCGGTAAAAATCGTCGTCATCTTCATCTTCATCAGGTGACATTGTGAACTGATATTTTTCTGCTGCAAAGTTAATCATTCCAAATACTGAGTGTTGTGGCATATCAGCGTTAGCTTGTATTTTGATAGTTTTTTTGCGTCCGTCAAAAACTTCTAATAAACAAACAAACCCTGTAATAAGTTTGCCGTCTTCGTGAGCTGTGTTAATCACTTTTACTAGCTCTGAAGCCATTACGTCTGGTAATTCAATTGTTTGCTTTTTTGCTTTAGGTTTGCTCATATTCCAAATACCTTTCCGTCAAGGTCGCCTGCCTTAGTAAAGGATATATGCAAATGCGATACGTGAGGGTTAGAGCCTTTATAGACACGCCAAGCCCAATTTTCTTTTGATGAGGCTATACGGTGTTGGTGAATAATGTAACTAATTCTTTTGTCGCCCTTAAGTGCTATCATCTTTATATTCTCGGCTAATAGCCACGATTCTTTAGATGAGCCTTTAACAAGGTCTGAGTCAATATCTATAGCACGAACCCACCCATTCTTATCTGGGTTATGATCTGAGGCTATGCGTTTTTTATGTGCTGTGTCGCCTATCCAGCCGTCTGATCGTTTATCACGCTTAGGATACTTGGCGTTTATTTCAGAGCGTAATTGCTCAGCTGCTTTACTTAATCTTGGTTTTGGCATTAGGGTTCATAGCTCCCATAGAAGCAGCTACAACAGCACCTAATACAGCTCTGTAATCAAGGGCAAAGTCTGTTGCTTGCCAAGCTGCTAAAAAAGCAATTGCAGCTAAAGAAAATTGTTTGTGGTTAAAGGATTGCATCTAGTTCTTCTTTTGTAAGTCCTGCTATTTCACCAAGTTTTGTAATTGCAGATTCTCTTGCATCACGCTTGGCTTTATACTCGGCTTCAAGTAAGGCCTGTTCGGCTTGGTCTTTAGCACGTTGCTCTAAAAATGCTTCTTTGGCTTTACCAGTTAATTCGATGCGTTCATTACCAATACCAATAAATATCTTTTCAGTTGCCATTATTTTGCCAATCCATAAACACTCATTGAACCTGTCATTGTTCCTGCGTCAATTATCCAACTCATTGAATCAAAACTTGTTGTTCCATTAAATCGAGCATAACCAAGTCGCAAAAATTGCGTACCTGTAAATTGTGATAGGAAATCATATCTTAATCCTGTTGCTTTTGTTTCAAAAGGTGAAAATAACACACCTTGATGACCAAAGGTCATAGCACCTGAAGTTGAGTGTGCAATTGCTGTCCAACTTGTTTGCGCTGTGTTATCAGCAGCAGTTAATGAACCAGCAGAAAGATTAACGTCTATTTTTCCATAATTTGAAGTGCTATTATCTGCTCCACCAGTTCTCATACGTGCAATCAATGTTGCTGTAGCAGTATTTGTTGCGTTCATAATATAATAATAATTTTCATAAGTTGCACTAAAAGTATTTGCTGGCAAACTAAAAGAACTTACTGCACTAAAACTAGTCGTATTTATCAAGGTTAGACCTGATGAGGCTGTACCCCATTCAACGTCTAAATCAGTACCAGAAGTCTTTTTTAATACCTGACCTGTTGTGCCACCTTTGAAATCGACAAAGGCTGTATCTATGTCTTGACCTAAAGCTGCAATAGCTGTAGCGCCGTCTTTAACTAAATCTGTGCTTTGGGGAATGTCCCAGCCAAAATTGGTTGTAGTAGTTGCCATTGTTCTAGTTTATCCTTTTCTTAAATAACGTCAAGCCACATAGTTGTATTGTCTAGATTCTGCCATTGGGTTAATGGGTTGTAGTCTTCCCATTGTACATCAAGAGTTGAGTAGATTGAGTTAGATACAGACATAGTAAGTTCTATGTTTCGTCTACCAAGTGACCAAGTCCAGCCCTCTACAAAGCCTTCAAAAAACCCTGAAGGTAAAAGCCCTACTGGGATATTGTCCACGTAAAGCAAAGTGTCCATAGATACAGCTAATAGATCATCACGAACAGTATTGGTCATAGCGTCATTGGCTAAGTTTACTGAAACGGCTTCTAGTGAGGTTCTAGGTGTTCCTCGAAAGTTAACAAAGTTTACGGCTTGCTCTTGGGCATCTAATTGTTGAGCTAGTATTGTTCTTCTGATTTCTTGTAGCAAACCATAATCATTTATTGACGTATCGTTTTGAGCTGCTTCTTCAAGTACTGGGTCGTCGTATTGAATGACAACGCTGTTAACAATGTCGGCTGTTTGTAGTCTTGTTTGTATATCAGCATTAGCTAGGTTAGCGTCTAGTTCAATCAAGTTAGTTGAATAGTTAGTTATTCGTCGTTCTGCGTCTGCGTAGCCTATTTCAAAATCTGTGGTGTCATATAAGTAACCTAAGCCTGATTGTTGGGTTTCGTCTGTCAAGTTAAAGGCTTGTTCTATTTCAGCTGTTCTAGCTAATACTTCGTAACGTCCAGGATCTATAGTATCTATTCCCTGGACACCATAAGTTGCCCAAGTTTCGGTAGTGTAATCGTCCCAAATTTGTGTGTTACTTAAATCTTCCCAAGCAATAAACAAAGTCTCTTGCAAGATACGTTCAATACGTGCGCCGTCTAATTCCTCTGGATAACTAACAGCACCAGCAGTACGTTTAACAAGTAAACCAAGCGCACCTATTGCTTGAATTTGTAAAGTGTTAGGTTTACCACCTGCGCCAGCAGCTTCTAGTCTGTTGTAAACACCTGAAACTTCACCTGTAAACAATTTAACAAAAGCACCTGCTGAGTTAGTAACTTCAATGATCACTACATCTAGCAGTTCAACTACTGGACTTGCGCCGTCTTTGTTTAATAGTTCTATGTTGCAATAACTTGGTTGTGTTGCTTCAAAGAAATCATTACGACCATAGGTAATTGTGCCACCTGAAAGTATGTCGTCTGTTTGTACAACACCTGCAATAGTGACCCGATAAGTTGGTGAGTAAACTGTCATAGGTTTATCTAAAGCCGAAGTTGAAAGGTTTTATACCTGTTGTTTTAGTTGCTGTGTTTGTAACTTTAGTTATTGCTCTAGCTGTGGCTTGTGGGTCTACAGCTGTTTTAATGTTGTTGTTAACAATTATTGTTGGCTTTTGTGTGTTGATTCCTACTAAGCCTTGTACTTTGCCTGACAATGGAGCGTCTGGGGCAAACTGTCCTGTAGCACTTGCAAATTGACCTATAAGAGAATTGTCAAATGCTGTTTTGAAATCTCTAAACTTTTGAACAGCTGAGTCAATTCTTGTAAACAATCTATCTAAGCCCTCAGTCATATC